TATGGCTACCTGTATTACCCTCTCTAAAGCCACCTGTAGCAGAAACAGATTCTCCATTTGCGTTTAAATACTGAATATTAGCTTGAGTATTGTTATTTTCTGAATCAATATCACCACCTGTAGTACCTATTATTATATCTTTGAAGTCGAAAAACTCCTCTGCTACTACGTTGTCATTATTTGAAAAATACTGAATACCTTGAGCTTCCTCATTTATAGTGCTACTTTCTGTATCAGTTATTTCTGACCCTGACGCAAACTTATTATAGTGAGTTATGTTTGTTAAAAGTGAGTCATTAAAGTTAGCGTAATAACCAAAAGACCCAAATAGAACTGAAATCCATTGATGGTAATCGTTTACCCCTGTTAACTGTAGGTGGACTGAACCTGTGAATGGAGGTAAAGGTATTGAGCTTGAAGTGTAATTAACGTTTGTATAAGCGTAATAAGAACTTCCACTCTGAAATATATTACAAGGAGTTGTGTCTGAATCCATACCTGATGGGTTTGAATTACTATAACCCCCTGACTGATAGCCTACAACTAAAGCATTTCCTGGTTCAATATCCTCCCAAGTGTAAGCACCAGAAATATTCTTTTTTAAGTATTTTGTCTGTGAACCATCAGTTAGTTTTAAATCCCAAGTTAGAGTAGTTTTAAAAGCTTTATTAGCTAAATCATAACCTAATGATAATCCACTTTGAACCTGTGAGGTTGACAAAACCTCTATATGCTTAAAGTTGAAATCAATATTTAAAGAACCTGTACCTGATATATCTTCTTGCACATTACCTACAAATCCATAACTCGTAAAATCATCAGTAGGAGATATATTTATTAAGGGTGAATTATTTAAGAACGTAGCCGAAACTGCTTTAAATGGAGGTTCATAAGTCAAAGTAGAACCACCTAATACAACTCCTTTGTTAGCGTTTGTAGTACCATCTAAAGTTAGTAAATGGTTTTCGTTAGTTGAACTTGTGTCTTGCGAACCACCTGTAGCATATTGATAAAACCTAAAATCACCTGTTGTATTATCAGCGTACTGATTAGGTTGAATGAAATTATACCTACCGTTAGATAAAACACCAACCGTATTGAATACTTTTAAAGCTCCATCTAATACCTTGTATTTAGAGTATTTATTTGGGAACTCATCAGGGTTATCTCTAAATAAAGTTCTACCTATTCTGTATAAATAAAATGGGTCATCAGATTGATAAGTGTCGCCATTTCGCCACCAGTCTACAGAAGTATAAAACCAATTAGTAATCTGTGGCATAGGAGCAGTATCAACTTGCCCATCAACAAATGTAATGTTAGTTATACTATAACTACCACCAAAAGATGATTGTAGTCTTATTCCTGTTGCGTTTTGTAAAGAATCAAATGTAACGACATAAGTCCCATCGCTATCTATAGTTATACCTGTGGTTAAATCTGAACCTAATTCATTTTCTAATGTAAGCGTATTTGTTGAGCCTCCGTAATTTTGAACAGTAAAAGTAAACGATACTGTTTGGTTTAGAGCTACAGAAATATTAGCCTGACTCATATAACCACTCACTCCGTTAGAAACGTCTACCCTACCTCCACCTACAGGAATATCCCAAGTTGAAGGGGAATCAAGTACCCAATCCGTTTGAGGTAAAGAGAAGAATCCATTACTAACTAGGTTAGTTGCCCAACCTTGATACACTCCCATATCAGAACCAAACTCTTTAATGTGTTGGTTTATATTTGAAGTGTTACTAAATTGAGCCGTAGTTAAGTCAGCTTCAGGAGATTTTTTAAATGTACCTATTGAATCTGTTGAAGATATTTTAGATTTATAAGGAAAAGGGGCATTTTCTATAGTAGAGAAAGATGGGTGAACCCAACCAAACCACCATAAGCCTTTAGTTGTTTCTTCGTTCTTATATATCCTTACAAAGTAATTTCTATCACCTTTTTCAAATATATCGTACAACAAAGATTCATCAGCGTTGTTTTGAACTATAAAATTAAGAGAGCACTCTGATTCTATAAACCTTCTGTCACGAGTACCACCACTTCCACTCCATTTAACATCGAACCCTTCACCGCTTAAATCCATAGGAACTTGGACTCCTGTGTAATCTTTCTTGTACAAGTGAACGTACCAGGTTGTTCCAGCTTGTCCTTTTATTATGGTTCTTCTTATTACTCCGTAACTAGCCATCCTTTATCTTCTTTCTTTTCTTCTATTCGCTCTATCGAATACAATTAATAAGTCGTCACCTGTTATTCTTACATCAGGGATAACCATTCCGCCACCACCTGAATCGCCTAGCATTGATTTAAGTTTATCTAAAGGTGCTATTACTTCAGGATTACTCATCGTAGTACCTCTACCTTCCCCAACTAATCCCATTGTAGCACCTGTAACTAACCCACCTTGAGCGAATGCTGGTATAGGTGCTGAGGCTATCATAGCTATTTGAGCTCCTACTAAAGCTGCCATCATAGGGGCTGCTGCTATTGCTCCTATACCTACTTGACCAGCTACTTTAGTTATGGCTTCTGCTCCGTTAATTGTAGCAGATATTATTGCTGCTGCCTTTGCCATTATAGCTTGTTTCCGAAGTATTTTAGCTTTATCGGTAGCCATTTTCTCGTCAATAGCTTTCTGAGCTGTTGCTTTATCCTCATCGTTCATTAAGGAATTGGCGACAAGTTCAGAATCTCTTGCGTAGTTATTTTCTAACTTAACCATTTGGTTGTCTAAACCTTGGTTAATTATATCTAACCCCATATTAATAGAATCACCCCATTTGTCAGCAAACTTAGTAACAGCACTAGCAGCAGAAGTTAAAGAAGCGTCTAACTCAGACATAAAGCTATCAAACTTCATTCTAGGGGTTACTATTATCTCGTACTGCTTGTTCTCGAAATAATCATCAAGTATACCTTTATTGTCTACATCTATATTTGTTGGGTCTAAATCTAACATACCCTCTGGACTGCCTGAAGAACCACCAGAAGCACCACCCATTCCGAGTTTAGCTTTAATCCACTCCTTCATTGAAGCTGTTAAACCATCTATTCGTTTTTCTGATTTTTCTACACTATCACTCCAAGTTACAAATTTCTTTAATTGGTCATCAGGTATTAGTTCATCAAAAACAGGCTCTCCATCAGCTTTAAACCAATCAATACCTACTTTTTGAGCGTATTTATCAATAAATGCGACTGCCTCGGTGAAAGCTTTAATAAAGAAGTTTTTAACCCTTGAAGCAAAATTAGACATTCTCTCAGCGATAGCATCAATATTATCACCTATAGCTTGACCTAATGCCGAAAACAGTCGAACAAATCTATCTATTATATTTATAACTAAGTATATCCCTGCTGCTACACCAGCGATAGCTAAAGCTACTGGACCTGATATTATTGCTGCTAAAGAAGAAAGTAAACCTATAATCATTAATAAAGGTCCAGCTACAGCAGCGATAGCAGCGATATTAAGAATCATTTTCTGAGTAGATTCATCTAAATGCGAGAAACTTTGAGCTAATTCAGTTACATATTGTATAATAGGTAATAGAGCATCGGAAATTAAAGCACCCATTTCGAGCTTCATTCCCTCGATGGCAGATTGCATTTTTAAGACCTTAGCGTGGGCTGTATTACCCATTGCTTCAGCCATTTCATCTAAACGAGTTGTGTTAGTCTTGTACTCGTTAGTAAGTTCTTTTACTTTATCTTTATTTTTAGCTAGGATAAGTAGTTGACCACCCGATGTAAGCCCAGCTATTTTCATAGCTTTTTCTAACCCTAACTCACCTTGAGTGGCTAAATCTAAAACTTCCGTAAAACTCCTACCTTCTTGGTGAAGTTTTGAGAATATCTTACGAAGTCCTGTACCTGCTTTAGAAGCTTTAATACCATTATCCATTAAAACGCCCATCATCGCTGATAGTTCCTCTAACTCTACTCCTACAGCGTTAGCTGATGCACCTGCGTGACCAAAAGCTGTACTAAATGTACTAAGTTGTATTGATGAGTTTGCTGCTGCGGAAGCAAGTGTATTTGTCACACTAGCTGCATCGCTTGATTTTAACTGAAAAGCGTTTATGGAAGCTGCTGTAACCTCGGCAGCCATAGATAAATCCTCTCCTGTAGCTAAAGCTAAGTCCAATATAGATTGCTCCATATTCTTAATAGCAGTAGGGTCGAATCCTTTACGACCTAATACTAATTGAAGGTCGGCTACTTGTAATGCTGTAAATTGAGTAGTAGCACCAAGGCGTTTAGCTTCTTCTGTAAGCATTTTAAACTCACCAACCGAAGCTCCTGTAACGGTTTTAACCTTCATCATTCCATTCTCAAACTTAGAGAACGTATCAAAGGCTGATTTACCTAAAGCTACAAGAGGAGCTGTAACACCAAAAGACATCATAGAGCCTACTCTAACAGCGTTAGATGCGAACTTAGCTAAAGACTTATTAGCCTTACCCATTCCAGCCTCAAGCCCTTTAATGTTGGCTGCTACAATTATCGAGATGGTTTTAATCGAGCGCATTACTTTTTGTTTTTAAGTAGTATTTTTTTATGCCGAGCGACATCTTTAGCAATTTGCTCTTTTGAAGCTCGTTTAATTTTCTTTTTAGGCTTATTGTCCCAAGGGAGAGGTAAAACATCTGTTGCTTTTAACTTCTTCTTAGTGTGTGGCATTAAAACGCTCATCATTAAGGTTCTAGTTTGCTCCCAGCCGTTTTGATTTTGTTGTTCTTGGTGGTTATTGAAACCTTTAAGTTTGTTGTTAAAAGAACGAGGGGTTAATCCGTACAATTCTTCGTAAGATAACCCCAACATTCCTAAACCAATTTCTTCAAGTTTATCCCAATTTATATCACCACCTTCAGAGTCTACTTCCTCTCCCTCTACTACTTTCCCTCGTCTTGGGGTTGGTCTAGTTGGAAAGCTTCAAATATCTCATTAATCTTAGAGAAATCTTCGTTGTCAAGCCACTCTTCGATGTCAACTATTTTATAAGCAAACTTCTTACCTTCTTTCTTAGCTCCGTATTTTAATCCGAAGTAAGCGATAACACCAATGTGGTCTATCTCAGAACCTAATAAATTTAACTCATTTAGCTTCAACCCTAGCTTGTTACAAATTGCCTTTAAGCACAAGTAACTAAATCTGATTGGTCGCTCTTGACCACCTAACTCTACCTTTTTCATAATCCTATCTACCTTTTATTTGTTACTATTCCTACTATGCTTTAGTTAAAGCTGCTGAACCTGTGAAAGATACCGAGAAAGAAGTGTTTTCTTCTACACCTGCATCGGCTGATACACTTGTAATTAAAGCGTTACCTGTGTAAGTGATAGAATCTACAGCAAATACTAAAACAACCTCTGCTCCTCCTACAAGAAAGTCAAAGCAAGCTGCAAGTCCTGTAGTCGTTTCTGTTATATCTACGAAAGCATCTCCACTCATTTCCCAAGACATTAGACCAGCTAAACTTTCCGACCAACCTAAACTTGATTTTGTTGTAGAATCTCTTAAATCTCTACTTATTGATAATGAAGCAGATGTAGCGTGAGCCATTGTTACACCACCAATGGATAATGTTACTGCTGTTGCGTTTTGAATTGCCATTTTATTTAGTTTTTAATTATTAGACAGTTGAAAATTATGTTTTTGTAGAATTTCTCGGCACTCTTAAAGTATTCATCATCTAGGGTTTCAAACCTAAATTTTGCTGTATAAGAAATGCCATCTTCTGTGTATGTCACAGCAACCAAATCCAAAGCTTCTACAGTTGCTTTAGCTTGATTGTATGTCGTTAAGTAACTATCTGCAAAACAAGCGATACGAATTGAAACATCGCACGAGTTTAATGAGTTACCTTTACTTAAAAAATTACTTACATTCATTATCTCGAATGTAGTTGATGGGTAAGTGACCCCTTGTGGTATAATCACAGGAAAAACCTTATTACTACCATTGGCAGCGACAAAGTTGGCTGAAGCGTTTAGCTTCGTTATAATCTCTTTTCCTATTGCTTGAAACATACCTTATTTAAATCCAGCTTGTTTAATCATCTTGTCTAACATCTTCATTACATCCCTTTGAGCTGTAGTTGATATTTGTGACCCTTTTTGTTCGAAAACTTCTTTTGGGAAATCGTGCATAGGACTTACCCTACCTACTGACTTTCCACTCTTATGAAATCTCTCCTTCGTACCTTGTATTAACATTGCCGCTAGGTTACGACTCGTCTTATCTTTAACCCAAGTTGTATTAACTCTTTTTAATATAGCTCCTACGTATATACTTGGAAATCTAGACCTTTTGGCTGTTTTTAAACCTATAGAGTCTGCTGTAGATTTTCCTTGTATCTTAGTTTTAGATTTAGGGTCATA